GCGCTCTTCGTCCGAGGGGATGCCGTTCTTAAAGTGAATCGCGAACGAAGGAGAAAGACCGTTCTTTATATTATTGATGTGGAATACCGAAATCTCCTTCTCGAGTTCGATATAGTTAATTGCCCCGATATAGTCGGGCTTTGGGTAATAGTAAGACCCTACCGAAAACGGCTTTACATACAGAACTTGCGTCGGGTACTCGTTCTTCGTCTCTGGGTTAAAGCGTGCGATAGCTTCCGGCTCCTGTCTGGAGTCGCTCCAGTCACGCGAGTAGTAATACCACTGTACTACCTCCTCTTCGTCGCAGACCCCCGAACGTATTTTCTCAAACGGAAGGTGGCTAATGTTTGCAATTACCGTTCGGTCTACGCTCCAGTTCACTTCGAGAGCGAAACCGTTCTGAATCTTTAGGTCGATAGCGCACTTCCGGAGTTCCGAATTCAGGTCCCACTGTGCCGCGAGCAGTTTCGCGTTTAGGTCCGCGGGCTCGAAGCCCTCCCCGTAAATCATCATCCCTATAGTCGTACATAACGCGTTATGCGTCGGGCTGCAATGGTAGAGGTCTACCAGATAGTTAGGGAATAGGTTATCGTCTCCGTACTTGACCCAGTCCCCTTTTGCGTGTTCGCGGTAGGACCTAGCTTCGTACGTCTTGAGTTGGACGTTTTCGATTTTATTCGTTGCCATAGAACAGTACGTTATCTTCGAGAGTGATAGTAGGGAGGCTTACAATACCCGCCCCCGGAACGCGCAAGGTACCCTGCTCGATTAAAGCTACAACCGCCGCGTTATTTGGGTCTTTATTGGTACTTGAGTTCTGGGCATAGACGAAATAATCGTAATCCCCGGTCTCCGTCAAAAGGACGTTATTCGTCGTAGTCGCGTTCGTGGCTACCTGAATCTTCGTATACCTCGGATTATCGTTAATCACGTAACCCACGAAATAGAAATCTTCGAGGGTCATCCGGTGTACCAGCTTAAACAGGTAATGGGTGTACGTGTAATCCCGCCCCGCGTCCTGAAGCGTGAGGTAGATGTTCTGGTTACCGCTATTCGAGTTTAAGTACAACATCTCGAGGGATTAGGTGTGCTTCGGGTACTACTTCATCGAGGTCGTAGTTCTCGGGGCTGTACTTATAACGAGCGAAGGCACTAACATTTACGGAACTCTTTACATCCGCTACCGTCGGCGTTTGGCTCCAGTAGGGTTCTACCTTCGTTTTCTCCCAGACGCTCCGCCGCGAACATCCGTCTAGACCTACCTGCCTATCAGTCCACATAACCGGGACTGCATCTACCAAACGCCTAGCCATAAAGCGACCGGCCCCCGAAGCGTAACCCCGAAACAAAGTGCCCTCTCTGGTGTCCGCTCGGAACATGTAGATATTTCTAGATCCCGCGAACTCGTATTCTTTCATCAGTTCTACGATATGCGCCCCGCCTCCCGGTAGAATAAAATCGTCCGAACCTAGCTGGAGCATAAAGTCCCACGAGAAATCCCGCATCCAGTCCAGTAACTCGTTATTCTTTGTTCCCAGTCGTTCGTTCGCGAACCACTTGTAGTTCCATCCGAATTCCTGTGCGAGTTGCTCGTGTTCGTCTTCCGAAACCGCGATATAGGGAACCAGTTCGGCGCCGTTTTCTTGGAACTCCTTTTGGATTCTCTGAAGGCCTACGTAGCAGGCCCGCGTAAGTTCTACGCGCTTCCAGACGGGGATATGAAGGGCTATTTTCATGGGAAGTAAATACGGTATAGGCGTGGCCAGTTGTGGTGGTGAAGGTCCCAGATAGTCAACCCCTCCGGCGGAGGGATATAGCCGAAATAGTCTTCTTTGTGCGGGAGGGCGTAGGCCTTTACCTCGTTCTTCCGCATCCAAGAACCCACCAAAATATCAAGGCAGTTCCAGTCGTATTCGAGACCTTCGAGCAAGGCCGCGTAGATAGTCGCAGGATAGAACGAAACCCCAGTCCCCGGAACGTCTACGCGTTTCGTGTCTGGGTTCGCGCGGAGGCAGTGCGCTACGGCCTTCGGTTCGTGTCCGTGTACCTCTTTGCCGTGGTGGGTAAGGATAGCATTCGGGAAGGCCCCCGAATATTTTAAGAAATCTTCTACGTACGTAGGCGGGTATATGAGGTCGTCGTCGCACGAAATAAAGTCACCCGGCACGTGAGCCAGTTTAGAGAAGTCGCCTCGGTTCGGTCCGTGTGTAAGCGTTATCCAGTCCGTTTCTAAATCGAGCGGGAAAGATTCGTCCGCCCAGTAGATATACAACTGTCGTACCTGTCCCTTTAGGGAAAATATAGCCTCTTTGGAGGCGGGCCACCGTTCGGGAAGGCAGGCCATGCCAGCGTTAACCATATAGCAAAGAAAAGGCCGGGAAGACCCCGGCCCTATCCTAACCAAGAAAACAAACCTTTACGTCTCCGAAGTATAAGTAATATTCGTCGTAGCAGAAAGGACCGGAGCGGGTGCCTTTTCTTCCGCCGTAAACGTCAAAGTATAGCCGTGCAGGTCGCCCGCAGCCGTTCCGGTAGTAATGGTTCCTCCGGTAACGTCTACGCCGTTGAGAAGACCCATAACCAAACGCTCTCCGTTTGCGGTTTCCACGATAACGCACAGACGCGTCTTCACGAGGTCTGCGATCTCGGCGTTAACGGCCGCTTCCATCTTCGGAATCGTGACCTCGAGAACTTGAGAATAGAAGACGTTCCCCGTTTCCATAGACGCGTTAATGGTCTGGACAAACGAAGCCGTGTTCTTCGTCAGCTGGAAAGAGTAGACGGTAATTGCCTCGGCCGCACCTGCGAGAGCACCCGCCGTAACCGTGCCCCAGTTGGAGCCGTCCGCTTCGAAGGCCTTAACCCAGAAGCGACGTACACCCCCGATAGCGTCTTTACAGGGGTACCCCCGTCCCGTGATTGTGATATTACAAGCCATTGATTTTGGGATTAAAGACAAAAGGAAGGGGCTATTAGCCCCCTCCTTCTATCGGGTTGTTATTACGTGGTCCGACGGAGCAAGCCGTACGAATCGTGGTCTACTACCTGCGTGCCGAAAGCGAACTTCATGATAACGCGGGTAACGTCGTCTCCCGTCACGCCGATGAGGTCGAGAACTGCCGCCTCGGTGAGGTCGGTCAGCAGGTTCGTGCCTGCGTACAGGTTCTCAACACGCGAAATCAAAAGCGTGTCATTCGGGAAACCGCCGGGGCACACAACCGTGTGACCTGCGTATTTATCGGCCATGCCTTCTGCGAGGTAGGGCAGGTTATACGTAGCAGCAAGAGCAGAGTAGTACAGGGCCTTTGTGCTACGGCTCATGTAAATGATAGCCGTAGTATCGCCACGGAGAACCGGAGGGCAACGGTCCGTAACGAGGTCCTGCAATTTTGAGAGAATGTTCGCAGCAGACAGGGCGGCCGTCAAGTTTGCTTCGTAGGTCGGCGAAGCCAAAACCATTTGACGGAGCAGACCGTTGAACGCCGTGTAAGTAGCGGACGTAGCAACACCTCCATCGATGTTGTAATTGCCCTGCCAGATATTAAACTCGATAGCTTCTGCGGCACGCTTTGCGACGTACTGCGCAGCCGCTGCCTTCATATCCGCAGGAGCCGCAGCAGCAGCACCAATCATTTGCTCGGACTCCCACGCCATGTGGAGGTCTTTGTTGCAAATTTGGTCGTTAATCTGGAGGTCCGTCAAAGACAGAGCGACATCCTCCAAAGCCAAAGCCGTACCCGTCGTAAACGTGCAAGTAGCGGCCTGAATTTGGCTACCGGAGAACTTCCGCAGTTGAGCACGTCCGCGGACGTTGTTCAGTACGGTGACATAGTTGTTTGCGATTGTGTCTGCGGCGAGAATCGCGGGGGCCACATAGGGAAGAGCCTGCTTACCTACGTAGTTACTGGTGATTGTAGCGTTTGCCATTACTGCATAAAGTGATTTTGAATGATTGCAACACGCTCCGCTACGGAGTGGTTAGAAAGGTTGAGGGGTTTTACCTCTTTTTGAACTGGGGCCTTGCGGATTGCCGGGGTAGCCGTCTTTCCGAGTTTCTCGATTTGCGCGTCGCGCTCTGCGATAGCTTTAGAAACCTTCTTCAGTTCTTGATTCATCGACTTGATAGCCTCCGAAATCATAGACTGTACTTCTTCGCGGGTGAGAACTTCGCTCATTTTCTCTTCTTCTTCTTTCGCCTCTTCTACCTCCTCGACTTCCGGCATTACCCACTCTGCGATAGCGCCCTCGGTTACGACGAACTTCGTTCCGTCCTCGAGGGTGTAGTCTCCGTCTGGGAGGGGGATTTGTTCCCCTTCGTCATTTACGACAAAAACGGGAACGCCGATAGCCCACTCTTCGGCTTCGGTTTGGATTTCCTGCCCTCCTTCGAGGATGGCAGTAGCCAGTGCAACCTTCTCTTCCGACAGCATAGCGCTGTACTTGGAAAACAGGGCCGCAACTCTTTGGTTAATGTTCATTGAGTTATAGGGTTTAAGGGTTTAACCATTTGCAAGGTCATTTCTTGACAGAAGCCACTTCCGCGCGGACGTCCTCTAGAATCTCTTCGAGTTCTCCGAGGAACGAATCTGCCGATAAATCGACCTTCCGCGTAAACATCCCTTCGATACTAAAGCCTTTGATTCGGTTCTCTTTTACCCATTCTTCCCAGATAGCATCCGAGTCTATTTTCATAGAAACCATCCACGTTCCTTTCGGGACGTTCATACCGTACATACGGCTTTTATCCTGCTCTCCTTCCACGATCCACGATTCGATTACCGTGGTTCCATTTAAGGGGACTTCGTGCTCGAGGGTAGCGCGGTTCTGGTTTCCTGCCTTAAAATAGAGTTCCATCGCTTTGCGTACGGTCTCCTTCGAGAACCAGATATGGAACTCCTGTTCGTCTTTCCTCCGGTAAATCGGTTTGTCAGGAATCAGAGCAGGCCCCATAACCACGCGCCGTTCTTTGTCGGTCGTTTGGAAGTTGTACTGGGTAGAAAGGGCGACCCAGTCCGCTTCGATAGCAGGTTCCGCTACCAAAGAAATTG